CCATAAAACAGTAACGCCGGGAAAAGTCGATATGAGCATAACCAATTATGCCCCGATCGTTACTGCATCCGACCATAAAACAGTAACGCCGGGAAAAGTCGATATGAGCATAACCAATTATGCCCCGATCGTTACTGCCAGTGACCATAAAGAGGTAGTTCCCGGCACAGTGGCCATGTCTCTATCTCCCAAGGTACCGGAGGTCATCGCCTCAGATTTTAAGCTTGTGACGCCTGGGCTCTTGCCTCTAACATTGACGCCTCATGCTCCCACTATCTCGGTGACCGGGAATAAGGAGGTAGTGCCGGGGACGTTTGCCATGACCCTGACACCCTATGCTCCGGTGATAACAGCCTCCGACCATAAAGAGGTCGTGCCAGGTGTTGTAGCTTTGACGCTAACGCCTAAAACCCCGGTGGTCACCGCATCGGATCACAAGGAAGTTATACCCGGAACACTGGCTTTAATCATGACACCGAATGCGCCGGTGATCACGGCATCAGATAAAAAGGTGGTTACCCCGGGAACCCTGGCCATGACACTGACGACTTTGGCTCCGAGCGTATTCACGCCGGTTGTGGTAACACCGGGGACTGTCGCTTTAACTCTGACGCCTTATACCCCGACCATCTACGTACCCATCGTAGTGACCCCGGGGACGCTGGAAATGATACTGACTACCTTCACACCGACCATAACCGCCAGCGAGATGATTATCATCACTGCCAATTGCTATTTCCACAAGCGGTCGGCTGACCAGGTCTTTCATGGCCGCAGCGCCGATCAGGTATTTCACGATAGAGAAGCTAACGTGGGGTTTAAATCATCATGAGTACTAAAACAGAAGATATCACCGTTAAGCAGGGCGACTTCGGCTATCGACTAAGGCTCCCCCTGTTCGATGCCGACGAGGCTGCCCGGACGGATCTGACCGGCTATACCCCCGAACTAAAAGTCTGGCCGCCTGGGAACACCGACGGGGCGCTTACCCTCGCCGGCGACAATGGCTGGATTGACGAGGATACCGGAATCGCATATTACGATGTGGCCGACGGCGATTTTGATACCAAAGCGCAGTATCTCTATGAGGTCGAGGTTACCAAGGATGGCGCCGAGGAGAGCGCAAAGAGCGGCCGCTTCATAGTTGAGGAGAGTCCATAATGGGAGATTACTGTACTCTAGATGAAGTCAAATCGGAGCTTGGGATTGAGGAGGATGACAAGGACGGAATGCTTGCCGGCATGATCGAGCAGGCATCGAGTTTCATTGATGTTTTCTGCAAACGGGAATTCTCAGCGAGCACCGCGACCCGGTACTTCGATGGCGCCCGCCTCCTCCATATCAGCGACCTCCTGACCGTGACGACTCTCAAGCTGGATCAAGACGGCGATGGTGTATTCGAAGTGACTATGGCCACCTCTGACTATATCCTTTACCCCCTGAATGATACTCCAAAGACGATGATAAAGCTCAGCCGCAATTCGTCCTATGGCAGCTTCGCCTCCGGGATTGAGAGGGGCGTCGAGATCGCCGGCACCTGGGGATACGCCTCTGCGATACCGAATCCGATCCGGAGGGCGGCTATAATCCAGACCTGCAGGTGGTTTAAGCGAAAGGACTCAGCCTTCTCCGATGTCGTCGGGTCGGCCGAGACGGGCGAGATAATCATGTATAAAGGTCTGGACCCGGATATCAAGCTGTTGCTCGAAAAATATATAAAGGTGGTCTATGCCTAGATGTTCTCAGCCAATACGAAGGTAACGATTAAGGGGCTTCCCGAGCTGGCGAAGAAGCTGGAGCCTGACAGATTATTGGCCGGCCCGGTCAAGAGCTTACTCAAGAAGGCCGCCATGCTCCTGGTGAGGTCGGCAAAGAAACATGCCTCCGGCCGGCCGGGTCCGCGCGTGATCTCCGGCACCCTCCGGTCGAGAATCACACATGAGATAGATGGCTCACACTTTCCACTGTGGGCAAAGGTTGGCAGCAGTGTGCTCTATGCCCCCTTTGTCGAGCTCGGCCACCTATCGAGAGGTGGAACCAGGGTGCGAGCATATCCGTTTCTGGCGCCTGCACTGGATGATACCCGCGACGAGATCGAGAGCATACTCGGCGAAGCAGCTGGTGAAGTGGAGGACAATTTCAAGAAATGAGTATCAAAGGAATCCGGGATGCCATAAAGACGGGGCTAAAAACTATCGACAAGCTGGAAGCATACGACAATGCCCCGGATAATATTAACCCTCCCTGCGCCTTTCCGATCCCCAAAGACGGCACCTATGATTTTACTGCCGGCAACTGCTACGAGCTGGGCTTTGAAATCCTGCTCCTCCTGGGCAGACAGGGCGACATCGAGGAGGTCCAGGAGAAGCTTGATGACTATCTCGCGACCACGGGAAGCCGATCTATCAAGGCAGCGCTTGAGGCGGCTGATTATGGCTCTCACGCCGACACAGTTCGGGTGTCCGGCTTTCGAGATTATGGCGGCATTGTATATAACGGAATCGTATATATCGGGGTAAAGTTCGATATGTATGCACTGGTTTAGGAGGTTATCATGTCAAAGTACCATGGGCAGGATACGCGGCTTTATATAGGCGGCTATGACATCAGCTCCCTCATGGCCTCGGTGACGCCGGCGCAGGAGAGAGAGATGAAGGAATATGCCGTCGCCGATGGTGTGAATGGCTATCATCAGATGCCCGGCTTAACCAAAGATGCCATGAGCCTGGACGGGATATTCGATGACAATTACCAGGCGGTGCTGAACAGTCTATTCGCCGCCGCCTCCGGGTATCAGATCGTTATTCCTTTTGGGAGTACCCTCGAGGACAGGGCGGTTGCCTGCGATGCAGTCCGGCTGAATAAATATAGCTGGAAATCAGTGGTGACCGATGTTAACCGGCTCATGGCCGAGTTCCTGGCAGACAATCTACCCTGGGACGAGTGTATCATAGCTATGTTGAAGGCCACCAAGACTAGCGATGGCAGTAACACCGTTATCGATAATGCCGTCGCTTCAATCGGGAGTTCGGTGGGATATCTTCAGGTGTTTGCCTGCGGTGCGGATGATGACCTGATAGTATTGATAGAAGATTCAACGGACAACTTCAATGCTGACACTCATACGCTAATAACCTTCACCACAGCCAATGCCCTGGGAGCGGAGCGAAAGGCTATTACGGCTAAGAGTGGCGAGGCCGACGCTACCGAAGCCAATAAACTGCATGATGCTGACGGTGGATTTGCGGCTACCGATGTGGGCAAAACAGTCTGGAACACAACTGACGATACTTATACCACTGTATCAGCCTTTGTAGACAGCGGGGAATTAACTTTAACTGATGACATCATGGCCAGCGGGGAAGCGTACACTGTCGGGGCGGTACGTCGGTATCTCCGGGTGAGTTGGTCCGGAACACCGACATATTCAGCTACTTTTGCTGTAGTTTATAAAAGAGGATAACCCGGATTTCTTAATTACTCAGGCGGCCTAAGCCGCCTTTTTATTTCTCAAAAAATATTTAGGAGGTAACAAAATGGGGACTAGTGGAAAAGCGCATGGTAAGAGTTTAGTCTTTAAGCTCGATACCCAGGCCGGAGCGGCCAAGGATATCTCGGCATATGTCCGCTCAGTTGACGGGCTTCCTGGTGAGAAGGAGATGGGTGATGTGACGGCAGGGGGGGCGACGGGGTACTCCCAGCTGCCCGGATTACAGAAGGCGGATATCAGCCTCGAATGTGTATTCGATGATACTTCTGAGTCTGCTTACGATGTGGTCAAGGACTTCCTGTCGGATTCCGATACCCGCTCTTTTGAGTATGGCCCAGCCGGGAGCACATCCGGTTATGCCAAGGTCACAGGGGAATGCCGGATCAAGAAGGTATCATTGCCCGCCAAGGTTACGGACCCGCTTATCTTCACCATCGACTTGGTGGTCGACGGTGCCATCACTATCACCACTTACTCAGCATAGATTATTTATCGAAAAATAAAAAAGGAGATGTCATGGGTAAATACTTTATTGGTGCGGAAACAGCAAGGTTGAAATTCCCGGACGGCAACTGGGTCGATGTCAAAGAGGAGCTGTCGCAGGCCGATCACGATTATGTCGTCAATGAGATGGGCAGAGCCGAAGCCGTGGGGAAGCAGGCAAAGTTTACTATGACCCTCGGCAAGCTGGCGCTCCTGGAGAAATACGTCGTGGCGTGGTCTTTCAAGGATGAGGAGGATAAACCGGTGCCGGTCAGCAGGGAGACGGTTTCTAATCTCCGGCAGAAGTACCGTGTCAAAATCCTCGAGGAGATAGACCGGCTGAGTAACAAGGCCACGGAGTTTGTCTCAAAAAACTGACCGAGGGCATTCATCTAGGGCTTCTTCAGAATCTCCTCTATGGAGATGATAAAGCTCCCCTGGACCTAGAGAGTGCCAGGCGATTCAGGCGATTTCAGATTATGCGCGCGATGGGCTGGGACCCTCTGCAGTATAGCAGCGCCCCGGCGCATATTGTTGCCGAGGTCGAGATGTTCCTTAATACGCTAGAGAGATTTGTGGAGCTGGCGAAGCAGAAGGTGAGTGATGGCGGAACCTGAACTTAACGTAATTCTTCGATTAAAAGATGAGGCCAGTTCTGGCCTAAAGAAGTTCGGGAAGGTTGCCGGCGGAGCACTGGCGGGCCTCGGCGTGGCCGCTATCGGTATGGGCGTGGCCAGTATGAAAATGGCCGCAGACTTCGAGGGATCGATGCGCGAGGTCAACACCATGCTCAACCTTTCCGATGCTGAGTTCGCATCCCTTTCCGACCAAGTCAATGAGCTTTCCAAGGAGGTCGGGGTTTCAGGTGGGGAACTGGCCGGCGCGCTCTACCAGGCAGTATCCGCCGGGGTGCCGGCCTCTGAGGCGATAGAGACCCTGGGAATAGCGGCCCGTGCGGCGGTCGGTGGCATGACCGATACCGAGACGGCTATGGACGGGTTAACCACCGTCATGAACGCCTTTAAGATACCTGTCGGTGATGCCGAGAAAGTCGCTGATATCCTATTTACCACCGTCAAGGGTGGTAAGACCAATATGGAGGAGTTATCGTCCTCAATGTTCAACGTGGCGCCTCTGGCGGCGGCTGCCGGCATTAAGTTCGAGGAAGTCTCCGCCGCCATCGCTACGGTTACCAAGCAGGGTGTCCCCACCACCGTGGCTACTACCCAGCTCAGAGCTGCAATCCAGGCTATGATCAAGCCGACTGCAGACATGAAAACAATGTTAGACAGCCTGGGTTATTCCTCCGGAAGCGCGATGATCCAGGAGCAGGGTCTGGCCGGGAGCCTTAATATTCTTAGCGGCGCCACCGAGGGCAATCAAGAACTCCTTGGGAAGATGTTCGGCTCGGTGGAGGGGCTCGGTGCTGTTCTCTCTCTGACCGGTGAGAACGCCAAGACCTTTGCCGGAGACCTCGCAGCGGTCAAGGATGCCGCCGGAGCTAGCTTAGGAGCCTACGATGAGGTTAATAAGGGCACAGCTCAAACCTTTGCAAGACTAAAGACGCAGCTCGAGGCGGTCATGGTGCAGTTGGGGACCGGGCTTCTGCCATTGCTGACTCCTCTAACGGATGCCTTCGAGAAGCTGATATCATCCCTGCCTATAGATGAGATTAGCCAGCTGCTTTCGGAGCTGCTGCCTCCGCTGATTGATATTATGGTCGAATTGATGGACATTATTCCCTATGATCTGGCTCTTAAATTTATCTCTTCCGTTCTTAAGCCGGCTATGTCTCTCCTGCAGGCTGTAATGACGATAGTAAAACCGCTTCTAACTCTCCTCGAGCCGATATTCCTTATTTTAACAAAGGTCATGGAGATACTCACGCCGGTCATTGAAGGCTTGGCCTGGGTGATTG